GATGTAGGGTGCGTGGTGTCCGGTGGGGGGTGTTGGGTGGTGTGGTCTTGGTGCTCGTGGTGTTGGTTGTTTAGCCAATTATGGTGCTTTTGGGGTTGTGAGGGGAGGGGGGTATGGCTTAGGCTTTCTCTTTTTTCTTTCTGGTTACCCATGACAGATTATTTTTTATAAAAGGATCAGGGTTGCATTACACAGTAGCGAGAGATAATTACTATCCTGTAAATAATTTACATCTGTGTAAAACAACCCCTGATTCCCCCCGTCTCTTAATAGTACTATATACATCTGATATTTACAATTAGCAATTTACTTAAGTAAATTGGAATTGTAAATAATGTACATGTACATCTTACGCACGCACGTGAGGCACCGGGGAGTGTGGCGTTTTATCTTTTGGTAAAAGTTTGGGAGACGAACGAGGTATGGAGTGCAACCTGTATCGTTCTATTCCTTCAACTCCCCGGTTCAGCGGATTATATCATAGCCGGGGGCATGAAGGAAGTCGGCTCTATGCGGTCAGCACGAAGGAGGAGATCCGACTTAGGGAACCCCCGGTGATTTGAGTTTACAGTTGCGATTTATTAATGTCTAGGTTATTATTTTTAATTATGCAGGACAATATTACTATCCAAGAGAGACAGGAAGCCTTTTTAAAAGTATATCCCACCGCAGGAACTATAAGTGCGGCGGCTAATGCTATAGGAATAAAAAGAGATAGGGTGAACAAGTGGATAAAGAGGGATCCAGAATTTGCCAAGAGGTTTGAAGAGGCTAGGAAGGGATTTGTAGAGGCACTTGAAGATATAGCCCTTGGGTTGGTTAAAGAGATGGCTGAAAAGAGGGACTATAAGGCTAACCCCACCCTTCTTATATTTCTTCTTAACGGTAACGCACCGGAGAAATACAAGGGTGCAACTGAAACTTCCGGGGAAGCCAGAGATCTTCTTGCAGAGTTTAGGAAGGTTTCTTCTGATATAAAGAGTGAATCTAAAAAAGCAGAGGCTGTTAAGAACACCAGTGCACAGAAAACCGTATTGGAATATGAAGAAGAGAAGAAAGCCTTGAGCGAAAAGTTTGGGAGCTTAAAGAATGGCAACTCAGACGGTAACTAATGTAGGGGAATATATATACAAGGTCATAGGGTTTGAGCCTACCGAGGCACAGAAACCTATACTTGAAAGCAGAAAGAGATTCATACTTGTAGCCGGCGGTGAGCAGGCCGGTAAGTCGATGATAGCAAGTAAATACCTGTTATCTAGGTTTGCAGAGACTCCTGATCCTGGTCTGTACTGGTTGGTTGCAGCAGACTATGAACGTACCAGAGCCGAGTTCGAGTATCTGGTTGAGGACTTTGCCAAGCTGGGTGTACTTAAAGAATCCAGCAAGAGGGTAGACCCGGGCAGGATAGTACTCGCAGATGGTACTAGGATAGAGACTAAATCAGCTAAAGATCCCAGAACTCTGGCTATGCGTGCCCCGAATGGTATTATCGGATGCGAGGCCAGTCAGCTAGACCTGGAGACATTCTTCAGACTGCGTGGCAGGTGTGCACCTAAACGTGGATGGCTGTTTCTTGGTGGAACATTTGAAGGTAGCCTAGGTTGGTATCCACAACTGTTTACCTCTTGGCAGATTCCCGGAGAAGACGAGCAGAGTTTCTCTCTACCCAGTTATACAAATCAGCACCTATATCCCGGGGGAAGAGAAGATCCCGAGATACTTAAGTTGGAAAGAGAAGCATCAGATAGTTTCTTTATGGAAAGGATAGCGGGTATACCGTCTCCACCTAAAGGACTGGTGTTTCCTGAGTTCAGAGCAGATATACATGTTGGAGATGTAGAATACGAAGAAGGACTTCCTGTTCATATATGGATGGACCCCGGTTATGCCGGAGCTTATGCCATAGAAGCGATTCAGGTAGTGGGAGATAAGATCATGGTCATAGATGAAGTCTATGAACGAGGCCTTGTCACAGAAGAGATGATAGATATCTGTAAATCCCGCCTCTGGTGGAAGGATGTACAGTTCGGAGTGATAGACGTTGCAGGTTATCAGCACCAGGCCATGCCGGCCCCCGCAGAGATCTGGATGAAAGAGACGGGATTGTACCTTTCTTCAGAAAAAGTTAAAATAAATGATGGAACCGAGCGTTTAAAATCATTTTTAAAGCCAGATCCTGTATCAAAGCAACCAAATATCATGATAAATAGTAAATGTTTAGGAGTTTTAAGTGAATTCGGTGTAGTTCCTTCTCCTTTTGACGGACAGACCAGAACTTATAGGTGGAAGTTTGATAGAGAAGGTAATGTTGTAGGTCAAACTCCGGAAGATAAGAACAATCACGGCATAAAAGCTTTGATTTATGGACTTGTCGAAAGATATGGCTACGGATATATTGTTGGCAGAGATACAATCAAAGTCAAAAGGTGGCGATAATGGCAAGAAGAAAACCAACAGAGATAATCAACCTTGTAGAAGACCACCACGATTCAACCTACCCCATGCGGGACAGGATGGATAAAGATCATCGGCTGTATAGACTGGATCCCTACGATGCAGGTGACGGATATCAGTCTTATACCAGTAACGAACCACAGGTATTTGCAGATAAGGTAATAAGCTTCCTGACAAGTGCAGAACTTATTATAAGAATCCCTGTAAACGGTGATGACCGTGAGCAGAGAGATATAAATAACGATACAGAAAGATTCCTGATAGGAATACTCCGTGCCGCAGACGATACCCTATGTATGAGAATGGCTCCAAGAGTACGTGACCAACTTGCTTGGTATACCACTATAAGAGGATGGTATGCCGGTAGAGCTCTCCTTGTTAAAGAAGAAGATGGATCTACTAATGTAGATATAACACCTTGGGATCCTATAAATACATACTGGGGCGAATCATCTACAGGCCTTACGTGGGCCTGCTATAAGATTAAAAAGACTGCATCAGAAATAAAAGAACAATACGGTGTGAAGGTAGATAATACCATGCATGGCGTACATGAAAACGGTGTGGATGTATACGACTTCTATGATAGAGAAGACAACTATGTTGTGATGGATGACAGGGTTTTAAAGAAAAAAACCAAGCACGGTCATAACGGAGTTCCTGTATTCCTAGGTATAGTAGGTGCTACTCCACTTATACAGTCAGATGTTATAGGCAATGAAGCCATAGCAGATGTCGGTGAAAGTATATTTAAATCAAATAGAGTCAACTATGAAGATAATAACTTTATGCTATCTACTATGCTTGAACTTACAGCAAGAAGCAGAAAGCAGGGACTTAAGGTTAAGTCTAAAGACGGCATGAAGACATTAGAAGAAGATCCTTATAAAGAAGGAACAGAGATAGCATTGGCTCAGGGAGAAGAGGTAGAACCTCTAGGCATGCTTGAGATGTCAAAAGAAGCAGGAGCCTTCATGAGTATGATGAGTGGAGAACTCCAAAGAGGTTCTCTGCCTCATTCTGTATACGGCCAGCTTGAATTCCAACTATCCGGATATGCTATCAATACACTTAGGCAGGGCGTAGAATCTGTTTTAACTCCTAGAACACAGGCACTTGAAAAAGCATACAGAAGTATATTCCTTATTCTATCTGAGCAGTACGCATCGGGTAGCTTCAAGTCTATAGAGGTGAGCGGGCAGATGCAGGACATGACATACTTCTCACAGGAGATTACTCCTAATATAGTCAAGCGTGGCGGGGAGCCTGAAATCAAACTGGTATCTAAGTTGCCACAGGACGATATGTCCAAGATGAGTCAGGCACAGATAGCCAGAGAAGGCGAGACTCCTCTACTGCCAGATATCTTTATCAGAGATATGATACTGGGTATGCAGGATGCAGACCAGGTCGATGATGCACTTAAAGAGCAGGCGGCCGAAAGAGCTCTGCCTGAAGCACAGCTCATGACTATTCTACAGAGCCTTGAGAATCGAGGCAGACCCGATCTTGCTAAACTCTATTTCGGTGAAATGCTTATGATACTACATGAAAAACAAAAGGCTATGATGCAGGCGTTCATGCCTCCACAGCCTCAGCAACCACAGATGGGTCAGCCCGGCATGATGCCTCCGATGGGAGGACCTCCGGGATTGCCTCCACAGGTTATGCCTAATGCGGCTATGGGTGTACCACCTCCGATGCCTGTACCACCGATGGGACCGGCAGTACCACCCGGTACTCCAAGACCCGGGGCTATGTCTGAAGAAGAAAGACTTGCACGGATGGGACTTATAGGTCCGGGAGGATAGGATGCCTGCTTTAGATCCAGTAGTTCAGGAACTTTTTAGGCGTTTATTTATGATTTTGGATAATCCTCAAGATGAACAGTTTAAAACCGGAGAAGACGACCATAGGTTAAAGTCTATACTGACAAGAGCATATGAAAACTATCTTGCAAGATATGATGGCAATCCTCCGGAACAAGAACACAACCTATTTGCAAGGACGATGTTTCATTCCTTGGGTAGATACCCCAAGTTCAGCGATGAAAGAGAAATGATAAGAGACCTGGTAAATGATTTGCCGAATGGAATAGAACGTGTTCAGGAGAGACCTTACTTTTGGGAAACGTCTGCCTTTGCGAATGCTGACTGGTCTAATGTAGATAGATTGTTTAATGAACAAGATGTTACTGCTACACGTGAAGAAATCATGAATCAAATAAGAATCGCACTGGATCCAAACTTTGCAATGGCATACCCCGGTTCAGAACAGTATAATCTTTTAGACCCAGATACTAAATTAAAATATGATAATTACGAGAAGGTTGCCCTAACTATGTATGATGTCATGAAGGAGCAATCTGAATTAAGAAATATTCTTTATCCATCTATACAGCCAACTACTACACAGATAGATCCTATAGTTACCCAGATGGATAGTAATGTAAAAAACTCTGATAGAAGTAAGTACTATGCTACTCCTCACTTTAGTGCAATACATCCTATGGGTAAACAACACTTTGCATCTCTAGTTAAGTCTGGTGGATATATAGACATGATGTACGATTACGATAGAGTTCTTGGAGATACAGATGCATCTTATTATGACTACCTTATGAATTATACCTCCGGTAAAATGCCGGAGTGGGGAGCAGAGACTTCTAAAAGTAAGGCAAATAGATTAGTAGATAAATATCTTTCTGTAGAAAAGGAAGTTCCTTATACTTATGATATGGCTTTAGATCCACTACCTGAGCCCGGTACTAAATCTCCTCAAGATCAGATTACAGATATGGTTGAAAAGTCAAATATATTTGACAATGTCAATAAAACTATAAGACTACTTGCAATGATTGATGCATCAACATATGATAGAGTACATAGACCTGGAGTGATGGAAAGAAATATTAAGGTGTTAGAACATCATGCTAGAACTAAATATCCACAGGATTATAATGTGGCTATATCAAGTAATGCAGACCAGATAATACCGGGTGCTCCAGCAGAAGCATCTCGTATTATATCTACAGGGCTTATAAATGATGCAAGGAAAAATAACTGGACACATTCAAGTATATCTGATTTCGTTAACGCAAAATAAAGCAGGAGGCAAGCAATGGCAACAGCACCCACAAGACCGGCCCATATAAATTTTAATGTAAGATGGATTGAAGACAGTACTTTACCAGATGGTGGGTACTGGGAGTATGGAGGAGTTCGATTTGATAAAGAGGGAAGAGTTACAAATTATCAAGATCTTACTCCTGCACAATACCAGATAGCAGCATCTTCTGATCAGCGTTTAAGATATTACTCGGCATTAGATATAGCAGGGCAAGCACCCGCCGGAGCCTTTGGAGGCTTTGCTGAGTCTATGCAAGCCGGTGCGGCTCCCGGCCTATCAGCACTTTATTTTGGAGAACAGATGGTAGGGGAAGGCTTTGGAGGAGTAGGAGCACCACAACGGCCAGAACTACTTCAGGGATTTACCCCTTGGGCAACAAACCGACTAGGACAGGGAATTAGTCAGCAAGATTATCAAAACATGTTAACTGATTGGGGTAAGGGCGGTGCACTTATGGGTACAAGAACGCCAATAGCAGGGACAGGAGCACCCGGAGAATATAGATATGTAGATTCAAGTGGCAACATAACTATAAGAGAGGAACCATTGGAGCCATTTCAAGCAGATGCAATGGGGTTTAATCTTGTAGGTTCATCTCCCGCCGAAAGTCAAAGCTTTACATATATACCCGGAGTAGCAGGGTGGGGAGGTACGAATATGACAGATAGAGCTGCGCAGATCACTGCTGCTAATGTAGGAGTAGGTGGAGTAGAAGGTGACCCCGGATGGCATATAGGTAGAGGAGATGTGTTGCGTTCTATGGATTTGGAAGATGCAAAGAATACAATATATGGCGCAGAAGGACTGTCGGGTCAAGATATGTGGAACCCTATGAATAAGTTCCGAAGAGATGCTTTGGAGAAACAGATGAATGCATATCTGTTGGCTAACCCGGGATCCACAGGATTAGGATTAGTACAGAACTATATGGCAGGCGGTGGATTTAGTGCTCAACCCGGTCAAATGGGACCAGGTGCTACTGCGTTTGCTAACTGGAGGTAATAATGTCCAATGGATTATTAGGCAAAGGATTTGACCCACAAGAAGCGTGGGGTGGATTTGGTCCTACCGGTACAGGCTGGATGGAGTTTCTTGAGTATAGCCCAGAGGCCGCTTACTATAGCGATCAGCCCGGCTATGACCAGTCGGCCAGATACGGATTAAAATCCCCTGCGGCTCAACGTACATATGAGAGTAGCTTCTCGGATATATATAATCAGTACTTGGGAAACCTAGGAAGTTTAGTCAGGGATAATAAACAGGGAGACTATACCCCGTTCTATACTTGGCTTGAAGATACGAATCCATTCATGGAAAGATATACGTCCACGTCTCCTCAGATGAGAGGCGGTGGATATACAAGTACATACGCACCACGAACACGACAGTTATATTTCTAGGGAGATAGCATGGCTGACCCTAACGGAAAACCTAAAGGTGTACTCGATTCATTTGAAGACTATCTGGATCTATTAGAATCTGATAGTAAAAAGAAACAACAACCACCACCACAACCCACTGGTAAATTCGTTGACCCAGTATCTGGAATAAATTACGGAGAAGGTATTCAGACTTGGGGTCCTTTAAATAAAGTACCTCTGCCTTTCGGATTACTTTCTCCTTCTACAGGTGCTACTGCACGAACTGTTGATTTACAGGCTTGGTATGACCAGGCCCAATCTTTTGGGCTAGAAGGACGTAAATTTATAGCAGGTCTGGTTGACGCTGCTGGTCCGATTGGAGATAAGACATATGAGGAACGTCAACGGCTTAGGCAAAGAAAGAGAGAAATGGGAGAAAGACAGTTTCCTCCTCAACCTATAGATCCTAATTCAGGTATGCCATTAGATAGTCCTCAACCCTTTACCGACCTAGGGCATGGGCAAGCCATAACTCCTGCTTCTAAAGGACTTAGTGGTATTGATAAACATAGTTCTGAGGCAGTACATCAAGGATCTAAAAAAGTAGAACTTAAAGTCGAGAATATGTGGAACGAAGCCATAGAAGAACACGGCTCGTTTGAAAATATTCCAAAAGCCCAGAAGTTATCTATTAGAGCATGGGAAAGAAAGTGGAGAGGAGAAGCATACGAGAAAAGTTCTCCTTGGTGGATGGAGGTTATGATTGACACGCCCAATCCATTCTGGTGGCCGGCAGATATAGCCGCAGGGCCTATTGTAGGTAAAACCCTAGGTGGAGCTGGAAGACTAGCAAAGTGGGCTGGAGTAGAAAACTTAAGAGGAATAACGGAAGGAGCAGCGTTTCTTGCAAGAACTAAGGCTGGAGAAAAAACCGCCGCAGGACTTAAAAAGACTATAGAGCAAGCAGATTGGTATACGCAGTGGAAGAAACAACATGGTATAAGCGGTGATTTCTTTAGAAGGTGGGTTCCTGCAGATGATGCAATGGTAAGAAATAAGGATGGTACATGGAGCCATCGACCCGGGAAAGGGACTAAAGATATAATCGACCCTGAGCTTAAACCAGGTCCGACACAGGATAGAATGATTCCACGTAAGACTCCAGAAACTTTAAAGGAGGAAGGTATCGAAACAGGTATTCTTCCTTATGAGGAAAAAGCAATAGATGTATCCCCTAGTATAATTGATATAGAAGACCTGGGCGATGATATTATTGAAGGGCAATGGAGAGAGGTGGTTGTATATGCTCCTGAACCTCCCGGCCCAAACTGGAGAACACTGGATGCATTGCCATATGTAGCTCCTCAAGCCGGTGGACCACTGGTTCCAACAGAAGCACGCCCTCCATTTAAAAGAGCGACTGAACCTTCTGACGTACTTCCATATGTTAATATAGCAAGTCCATTGGTTAGAAGAGAAACCTTAGCTCTTCCTGAAAAGATAGCAGTAAACCCCAAAAGTAAAAAGGCGATAGAAAGTGGAACGGTAGCTGTGGTTCAGCTTAAATCTCCAGTTACAGGAATATCTGAACAAGGCACGCAAACCTTTAAACGAGACCCGGAATCTCTTACTGGTAGGGATATGGGCGACTGGGAATATTACTGGGAATTAAACCATCTCATGAACGGAAACGGAGATGATCTTTTTATCATACCTTTTGAACAGGTATGGGGCTTTACAAAGGAATATCCTGATGTACCTGCTGATTTAATTGAAGCGATGGAACACTTTCCGTATCCTATGGTATTCAGGACATTGACAGAATTAGATCTTAAGGCAATAAAAGCCAAGAGGGATATGATAAAGAGGTTCACGCCAGCTCAAGAAGACTGGATATCAAGAACTATAAATAAAAAGACAGGCCTTCCTGAGTTCATAAACAAGGCAGACTATGAAGCATCTATGAGAACGCTTCAGCAAGATGACAGGACTGCTTATTTAAATCTAACAAAATCTTTTGACATGGCAGGAAAATCACAAGTCAAGCCTGTTATTAATACTATTAAACGGAGATTGGATTCTAGTAGAAAAGGAAAGTCTCCAGAAGAAATAGCTCGTATAGATACTTCACATATACGATGGGCAAAAGGGCCTATGATTAAATACCGTCAACAGTATCTAAAAGAGTTCCACGGATATACTGATGAGGATATGCACCAGAGAGGTCAGTGGATGTCAGTGCCAAGCCTTGCACCCCATCTGGCTGTAAAGAGGATAAACGAGTTTAAAAAAGGCCTAAACCCCGGAATGCGTGCAAGGTTTGAAAAGCTTTCTATACATAACCTTACTTCTGATAGGTGGCATGCATTTAGAGAAAATTGGCTTAAGAATCCAAAGGGTCGTCTTTGGGATGATATCTATGACATGGGTGACCCCAAGACTCTGAACGATTATTATGTAGAAAATGAATACCCCGTACTTATGGCAGGGTTAGAGGCAAACCCAGAGCTTAATATGATGGAGGCATGGCACATAGCAAGAGTTACGTGGATGACTCAATTATTAAGAGCACTTGATTTAAGACATGACCTATATGCAGTAGCCAAGGCTTTAAATACCGGAGAGGTAGAGATAGGTACATTTAGTTTAAAAGATATGATGGATGATTCTTTAAAGAATATGTGGAAGCATCCCGCTCAAATTCGTTCCGAGAGATTCGATGATGCTTTTAATACTTGGCTGGATATGGCTTCTGAAATGACAGATACGTCTTTCCATATGTCTAAAGAACAAGTTGTTGCGATAAAAGCAATCAGAAATTTTTTATATACATATGGAGATGAGTCTTTAGATATAATGGATCCAAACATTAGAAATATACTTAATGTTCCAGAAGATATACCAACAGAAATATTGCAAGAGGCATTCAGTACATTTAGAAGAGCATCAAGGCCAGCAGTAGGAGAGAATCCATTAAGTCCAGATTATGAGGGTATGCTTCCGGATCCTGCCAGACAATTATTTATAGAACAAGGCTCTCCTTTTGCAGGATTTAATTTGGGCCAAGGTGGATTTGGATGGGATGTAGATTTAGAACGTATATTCGGACAAAAAATGTTAACGGATATGACCTCTATATCTTCAGAGATACAACAACGGATGGGAAAGATAAGACCATATAAAAATCCATATGAAGACAAGAATTATACCTCGATTGATTCAATAGAAACAAACGCAGAGCTATATGAATTTATAACAAAACTAACAGGACATAGATCATATAACAGGCTAGGAAATGAAACGATTGAAATGCTTAGGGGAGAGCAGGATAAGTTTGGAAAGAAAGGTATGGAAATAGGAGAACAAACAGATGTTCAAGGGACAACCAATTATTCCAGATGGCAATACAGAACAACTCCTTTAGACTTCTTGTCTGAGCTTGGATTTGATTCTGTTACATTTAAATCCGGTGGTAGATTCGGAGTAAAGCCTCATAGGTTATATATAACCTTTCCAACTCCCCGGGGTAAAAGTCCACGTGCAGCTATGATGGGACCAAGGGTAGAACCTACCGAAGAAGAATTGATGGAAGCCTTTCAGAGGTCTATGTTGGGACCACAAGAATCATTTCAAAAAAGATTTAATTTGACTGATGAAGAATATATGAATTTGCAAGTACCAGAAGAGTTTGACGTGGTAGATACACCGAGAAGAGTTGAGCGAGGAATTGAAGTATGGGATCCTACAGAGATAAGAAGGATGAGAGCAGCTCAGTTAAAAAGAGAAGAAGATGAAGGAGTGACGGCTCTTAAAGTACCACAGAGAGGAGACCCGTCATATACTTCTCCCGTGTATGGTAACGATACTCTATACAAACATATTTCAAGAAAGTTATTTAAGAACGAAATAAAAGGTGTAGACCTGGCCAAGGTCTACCAAGAGGGTAGCCCTCAATATGTAGAATTACAAAAGATGGGGCTACTGCCAACTAAAAGAGATCAGCCTATACCTTTAAAGAGTCAAGCCGATATATATACAGGAAGATTAGAAAGAGATGAGCCCTACGAAAACCCACCGGTTAGGCAGGTGGTTACAGGTATTGTACCTCTTTATGTAGGAACAACAGAAAAGTGGGTAAATAATCCATGGTCTATTATGGATCTTACTAGAGAAATGACTATGGATCCTAGCAGGATAGGAGATTTCATCGCGGGGCTTGGTCTAAATGCCAGTACACATATTGGAACTACATTTGAAAGGGCAGTTCCTTGGGGAACTGCGGTTCGTTATGAAGGCCAACCTGATTTTGAAAAGGCCGGCAAAATAGTCGGACTCAGAATGATACTCGGAGATACACCGGAAGAGGCATTACTTAATCTTTTTGATCATGATGGAGCCATTCATGACATGGCAGGGAAACAAACAAGAAAAGGTCCTCTATTAGGAAACCTAACACCACAAGGCCAAAAGTGGCTTGACAGGTTCATACTCGATTATGAAAGAAGTACAGAATTCAGAGATGCTGTAGATTATTTTTTAGATAACATATATCCTCCTACGCATCCCAACGAAAGTGGATTTATATCTTCCATACAGTATAAAAATGATGTATATGATCATGGCAGTGCTATGACCTATTATATGTGGGCAGACGAAATACCCTCTGGGTTACGGCCGATTGAAAGTCAAACAAGGGGAGCCGGTGATATCCCATATTTAACCCGCCCGGGTAGGCCTTCCGGTATAAGATGGGGGCCAGAGGGTGCAGATGCAGCCAATAATATGGGCATAGAAATTGAAAGACTTACACGTAATCTTCTGAACGATCTTATGGCGGGAACTTCAAATATACCACATTTTAGGGGCAAGGAACTTTCTCCTGATGAAGCTATACGTGCAGTACAATATCGTACCGTGGGTGGTAGACCAATAGAAAGCAGAGTACATGGATTACAGTCAGAAGAAGGAACATTTATACCTAGAGTTAGAGTAGTATTCCGTCCAAAGATGATAGCAGATAGGCATGCAGCCGGGGATACATCTCCGGGATTTAAAGAGGGAGAGGTTGTCCTTGTAGATAATAGTAATGCTCTGCTTGAGTTAGACGATCCAAAATTCCACTTTCTAGCAGAAAGTGACCATGGTAATTTTGATGTCTTTTATGACAGTAGTACGGGTAGGTGGATGGAAGGAACTACAGATTTGAAGACTGGAGATGAGATTATTGGCCAAACAAATGCCATGCAGGCTAGGTATGGTATTCACTGGGATCATATATTAGGGGAAGACGCACAGAATTTATATTTTCCTCCAGATATGGAAAATGATTATGGTCCACCACTTAAGTTCTTGAACATGGAACATTTTAGAAACGGTTGGCTGACACTAGGGCATAACCATCGTAAAGGTGGTGACTTTTTTGATTCAACTACGCAGATTGTATCTCAGGGGGAAGGAGCTCAACCGGAACTTGGGCCTGGTATGGGATATATGGATAATCGAGGAGATAACATTAGAGCATTGTGGTATTCAGAATTAATGCCAGTGCATAGGCCAGACTGGTACATACAGTTACCGGGGTATACGGGTCGGAATCTTAAGGATGCATTAGATGATATTGGTGCACGATTTGCTTCACAGGGATTCCTTTTAGATCTTGTTCCTCCGGGTAGAGACAGTTCTGAATTACGTGAAATAATAGAAAGTTTTTATATAGATGAAATAAAAGAATTTTCAAACTATGCCACCCAGAGAGATTCTGCAATAGCTAGGTTTTTAAATTCGGTTGTACATGAGAACTTCTCTACCTCTTTCTTAATGTCAGCAGGGTTCAAGGCAGCAAAGACTAAAAGAATTCCCGGTGAAATAGCAGGTATGTCTCTTGGGAACTTACCTGAAGAACAGGTCAGAAGATTACATGAAACCACTGATATTTTACGGGGAATGACTCCACGACCCTACGGTGAGAAATATGATCCAGAAGCTCTTATAGATGAATATACTATATTTGGTGACCAGTTTGACGTTGAAGAAAATTTCCTTCCAACGCAATCATACGGAAGAACTCCTTTTTATAGAGCTGGAGTTAATCCGGGAGGAAAACCCATTAAGGCATTTCCGCAACCCGGTAGAGGGCTTGAATCTTCAGGAATAATAAGCCATGATATTCCATCTCCGTATGCTCGGCCAGAAGAGATAAGAGGAATGCTTACTCCACACGGTACAGGAATAGGCAGAAGGGCGGGTATCGAGGAAGGAGTACAAGTACCTCCAGAACTTCAACCTAAAATGAGGCAATGGGAACGATTTGATTTTCCATCTGGACAACTTGCGGCTGAAGGCTATACTCAACTACCATATGATAGAGGCCTGTTAGAAGAGACGGTAGGCACTGCTATGGGATGGCAAAAGGGATTAACCGAAGGTGCTTATAGAGGAGATCTTCCTATAATGCGACAAAGAGATTTGCCCGCCATAATAGATAAACCCGGGTTTACAAGGCAACCGGCTGATCAAAAAGAAATAGAGCAGAGAGCAGTAGATTTAGTAAGAGGAGGAGGCGGTGGTATAGGAAGACCACCACCACCACCACCCCAGCTTCCACCACCTCCGGGTGGTCCGTTAGTACCGTTTGAAGGAGATGATATTGTAGAGGCAGGCTTTGGTGCATTAGGTAAAGCCGCTATAAAGGGATTGGGTAAAGGTATAGGGGCAGTTGGTAGATTCATAGGTGACCCCGGAATAAGTGCTGGTATACGTAGAGCTATGACTCCAAATAAACGTATGCGAGATGCGATTGAAAGAGCTAAAGAACTTAGAAGGAATATACCTACCGTAACCGGAGTAAAGATTTCTAATGTTCCGTTTGCAAATGTACGTATTCCTTTAGCTGGCAGACTTTCCAAATGGATGCCTGAAAACTCTATGATGAGAAGCGTATTTGAAAAGGTAGGTACTAAACAACCCACATCAAGAGAAATAGAAGGGTTTCAGACAATGTGGAATTATATAAACAATGGAACTGAAACAGGACTACAGGCTAAAGATCCTTTGACCAACGAACCTCTTCAGCAGATAATGCAAAGGTCAATAAGAGAAGCAGAGTTTGAAGACGAGGATCACTTC